CGGGCCGATGCGCTGGGCTTGGTCTTTGACTCCGATGCTCGGCATGACCAGGCAGTCGCTGCGCCACCCACCGACACCCCAGAAGCGCAGCCCACGGATCCGCAGACCAGTGACCCAGAGGCCGCGCCACCCAACAACCAGGACCCCCAACCATGACTTACCTTGCCTCCCGCCTGTTCGGGACGCCCTTGCTGATTCACCGACCCAAGCTGGATGTGATCCTGTCGGTGGTTGGCCAGCGCTTCGGCATGACTGACATGCCGTCAATGGCTGCCATTGACATGGCCGTGTACCAACGGCCACCTGCAGCCACTGCTCCCGACGGCATCGCGGTGATCCCTATCCACGGCTCGCTGGTCAAGCGTTCGCTCGGCATGGAAGCCGCGTCAGGCCTGACGTCCTACGGCGAGATTGCCGCGATGTTGGATGCAGCGCTGGCAGACCCGCAAGTCAGCGGCATCCTGCTGGACATCGACTCCCCGGGTGGCGAAGCCTCGGGCAGCTTCGAGTTGGCGCGTCGCGTGCGTGAGGTGGCTGCGGTCAAACCCGTCTGGGCCGTGGCCAACGATGCCGCGTATTCGGCAGCCTATGCCATTGCTGCCAGCGCCCAGCGCCTGTTCGTGACCGAGACGGGTGGGGTCGGCTCCATCGGCGTCATCGCCCTGCATGTCGACCAGTCGGTCAAGGATGCCAAGGATGGCTATCGGTTCACCGCCATCACCGCTGGCGCCCACAAGAACGACTACTCACCTCACGAGCCCTTGTCCGATGCCGCCAAAACCGAGCTCCAAGGCGAAGTGGATCGGCTGTATTCCATCTTCACCGATCACGTGGCTGCCATGCGCGGCCTGGATCTTGGCGCTGTGCGAGCCACCGAGGCCGGATTGTTTTTCGGCACGAATGCCGTTGCCCAGGGGCTCGCCGATGGTGTCCAAACGCTGGACGCCACCCTCAACCAATTTCATCAGTTTCTCAACGCCCGTAACCATTCGCCGTCTCAGGTGCGGGGCGTCATCCGTGCTGAGGGGGCACCCTTGAAGAAGGAAATGACCATGAATGAAGAAGAGAAAGTGATCGAGCCTACCGACACCATCAGCACCGACGAAGCTGCCGTGCTGGTGGCTGAAGCCCGCCGCGAGGTGTCCCAGGCCGCCCAGGCCATTGCCGAGGTTTGCCTGCTGGCTGGCTGCCCCGACCGCGCGGCCGAGTTCATCGCCGCTGGCAAGACCGAGGCCGATGTCCGGCGCGTACTGATCGACGCCCGTGCGGCACGTTCCGAGGCTGACGACATCCGCTCGACCATCACCGTGGATGCCGGTACGCAAAACCTCGACCGCCCGGAGACCTCGCCGATCGTGGCCGCCGTCAAAAAACTCACGGCCCAGGCCTGACGCACCAGACCCAGAAAGGACTGAACCATGACCTCCATCACCGAACAAAACAACCTCGGCGACCTCTTGAAGTACGAAGCCCCCAACCGCTACTCGCGTGACGTCGCCACCATCGCCGCTGGCCAGAACCTGCCCTTGGGCACGGTACTCGGCCGCAACGCCAGCGATGGCAAGCACTACGCCATCGACCCGGCCGCCACAGACGGTACCGAGTCCGCCATCGGGGTGCTCGCCAACGCCATCGATGCCACCAATGCCGACCGCAGCGATGCCATCCTGATCGTGCGCCACGCCATCGTGGCCAAGACCGCGCTGGTCTGGCCGCTTTCCCTCACCGGCGCCCAGCGCATGGCCTACGAGCAGCAACTGGCCGAGCGCGGTGTGCTGGTGCGTGAATCCGCGTAAACACCATCCGTTTTTCCATCCCCCCGAACCCGCCTGGCCGTCTGGCTTGCGCGGGTTTCGTCATTTCTGGAGCCCCGAATGAACAACCCGTTTCTGAACCCTGGATTCTCGATGGCCAGCTTGACTGCTGCCATCAACCTAATCCCCAACCGCTATGGCCGCCTGGAGGCTTTGAACCTGTTCCCGGCCAAGCCGGTGCGCACCCGCCAGATCATCGTCGAGGAGTACGCCGGTAAGCTCAACCTGCTGCCCACCAAGCCGCCTGGCTCGCCCGGCACGGTCGGTGAACGTGGCAAACGCAAACTGCGCTCCTTCGTCATTCCGCACATCCCGCACGACGATGTGGTCCTGCCCGAAGAGGTCCAGGGCATCCGTGCCTTCGGCTCCGAGACCGAGATGGAAGCCATCTCCGGCGTGCTCGCTCGTCACCTGGAGACCATGCGCAACAAGCACGCCATCACGCTCGAGCATCTGCGTATGGGTGCATTGAAGGGTGAAATCCTGGATGCCGATGGCAGCGTCATCAGCAACCTGTTCACCAATTGCAGATCACGCCGCAATCGGTCAACTTCGATCTGGCCAATGCCAACAGCGAGGTCAAGGGCCACTGCTACGACCTGCTGACCAAGATTGAAGACGCCCTGCAGGGTGAATTCATGACCGGTGTGCATGTGCTTTGCTCACCAGAATTCTTCCGGGCACTGACCACCCACAAGGAGGTCAAGACCGCCTACACCAACTGGCAGCAGGGTGCGGTTCTGATCAACGACGTGCGTTCGGGCTTCACCTACGCCGGGGTCACCTTCGAGGAATACCGGGGCCAAGCCGCCTACCTGCAAGCCAATGGGGATCTCGGCACCCGTCGCTTCATTGCCGCAGGCGAGGCCCATGCCTTTCCGCTCGGCACGGTCGACACCTTTGGCACCTACTTTGCCCCGGCCGACTTCAACGAGACGGTCAACACGCTGGGCCAGTCGCTGTACGCCAAGCAGGCTCCTCGCCAGTTCGACCGTGGCACCGATCTGCACACCCAGAGCAACCCGCTGCCCATGTGTCACCGCCCGGGCGTGCTGATCAAGCTGACCGCCTGATCCGATGCAAGTTGCATTTGAGCGGGCGGTCTTGCGCCTGTTCGCCCGGCTGGGGGTGCCCGGCACCTACCGGCTGGCCGATGATCGCGAGATCGCCACGCGATTCATCGCCAAACAGGCCGATGTGGTCGAGTCCTTCGGCGACACCCGGCTGGTGGTGGCCGCCCACCGCTTCGATGTGATGGCTCGTGACGTGGCATCTCCCCGCGAGGGCGATCGTTTCACCGTTGCCGGCCAGACCTATCAGGTGGTGGGTGCCCCCCTGGCTGATCGGGACCACTTGATCTGGACGCTCACAGGAGCTCCGGTATGAGATTGCAAGCAGCCCTGTCTGGCGACTTGGACCAGATACTCGCCGATGAAGTGCGAATTGCCGAGCAGGCGGTGACGCACTCGATTCGTGAAGCCACCGATGGCCTCAAGACCGAACTGCGCAGCCAAATCACCGGTGCTGGCCTGGGCCAGCGCTTGGCCAACACCTGGCGCGGCGAGGTTTACCCCAAAGGCAAACTGAGCATTAATGCGGCGGGCCTGGTCTACAGCCGGGCACCCGTCATCGTCGGTGCGCATGACCAGGGCGCGACGATTCGTTCCAAGGATGGATTCTGGCTGGCGATCCCGCTGCCGGCTGCAGGCAAACGCATGACCCCCGGTCTTTGGGAAAAGCTGCGTGGCCAGCGCCTGCGTTTCATCTACCGTCGAGGCAAACCCTCCCTTCTCGTCGCAGAAAACCAGCGCGCCCGCCAAGGTCAACGCGGCGGCTTCTCGGCCGCCTCACAAAAGGCCCAGGCATCCGGCCGAGGGCTGGTGACGGTGCCGATGTTCCTGCTCGTGCCCCAAGTGACCCTGAAGAAGAAATTCGACATCGACCGCAGCGCGCGTCGATGGATCAGCACCCTGGCCCAGCGCATTGCCAACCGTTTCGATGAAGCCGACCGCAAAGGGGCAACGTCATGAGCCAAAGAGAGAACGCCATCGGTGCTTTGTTCGCGGTCCTCGGCCAGTTGTCACTGGGCACGATGGTCAAACGCAATACCGCCTTGCCCGAGCGCATCGCGGACCACGCCATGGCGATCCTGCGCGATGGCGAGATGGGCGAGCCCGAGGTATCGCTCTCGCCACTGACTTACCACTGGCAGCACCAGGTGGCCATCGAACTGTTTGTGGCTGATCCGGATGCCAGTACGCGCGATTCACGCATGGATGGGCTGCTCACCGAGTTGGCTTCCCTGATCGAAGCCGACCGGACGCTCGCCGGTGTCGTCGAGTACGCCGAAATCGGTCAGCCGAAGTTCGATGAACTGGCCCCCGAGGGTACGAGCGGCATCAAGGCCTGCCTTCTGCCCGTGGTCCTGCACTACAGCAGTGCCGGGCCACTGAACTGAACCCACTTCCCAAGGAGAAAAACCTATGGCCCGTGCCTACGGCGCGAACGCCAGCCTCTTGGCCGCGTTCGAATCCACCTATGGCAGCACCCCGGTAGATGGCTACTGGCAGCTGCCCTTTGTCTCCACCTCACTCGGCTCCGAACAGGGGCTGATCGCCAACGATCTGATCGGCCTGGGCCGTGACCCGAGTGCGCCGATCCGCGACGTGATCAAGGTCGAGGGTGACATGGTTGTGCCGCTGGACGTGCGCCACATCGGCCTGTGGCTCAAGGCATTGTTGGGCGAGCCCACCTCGGTGGGGACGGGCGTGATGACCCACACTTTTGCTTCCGGCAAGCCGAGCCTGCCCAGCCGGTCTGCCAGATATCCCGGCCTGGTTCGTCGCCTCCGGCGTCATGGTCAACAGCCTGCAGGTGGGCTTCGCCCGCTCGGGAGCCGCGAACGCCACGGTCGGTCTGGTGGCCCAAGGCGAAATGCGGCGTACCACCACGCTGGATGACACCCCGGCCACTCGCGAATTGCAGCGCTTCAACCAGTTTCAGGGCCAAATCCTGCGTGAAGGCCAGGCCCTGGGCAATGTGGTCTCGGCGCAGCTGACCTATGCCAACAACCTGGAACGCATCGAAACCATCCGTTCCGACGGCAAGATCGACGGCGCGGATCCGACGGTGGCGAGCCTCACCGGCAACCTGGAGGTGCGCTTTGCTGACACCACGCTGATCGATGCCGCCACCAACAACACGCCGCTCGAATTGACCTTTGGCTACGCGATCGATGCCGATCACCGCCTGACCTTCATCGCCCACGAGGTCTACCTGCCCAAGCCCAAGCTCTCCATCTCGGGCCCCGGCGGCATCCAGGCCACCTTCGAATGGCAAGCCGCCAAGGCCACCAGCGTGGCGCGCATGTTCACCATCGAACTGGTGAACGATGTTTCTTCTTACTGATATTCCGACCGAGGTTTCTCATGATCAAACTCAATCTCCCGCGTGAGCCGCACTGGATCACGCTGGCCGCCGGCGTGCGCCTGCAGGTGCGTCCCGCCACCACCGCGCTGGTCATGGCCGCTCGCCATGCCGCCTCCAAAGTCGCTGGTACCGATACCGCTGCTGCGGGTGAACGTACCGCCACGCTGATCACAGAACTGGCCAAGCTGGCGGTGCTGGCCTGGGAAGGTGTGGCCGACGACAAGGGCAAACCCGCTGCCGTCACCCCCGAGGGTGTCGCCGCCCTGATGGAGCACTGGCTGCTGGCCGATGCCTTCGAACGCGAATACCTCGCCGGCCTCTACGCACTGGATTCTGAAAAAAACGCCTGAAGGCCCGCACCGCGTGGCACTTCGGTGGCGGGCCGAGCTATTGCAGCGCCTGCCCTGAATCATGTCCCGAGTGCCCCTACACCATGAACGCGCCCGAGAGCCTGGAAGGCTGGCAAGCCGCCAGTGCGATTGACATCTGTGCCAGCCAATTGCGCATGGCGCAGGGCCGCGTGGTGGGGCTCGACCTCAATGCCTGGATGCTGGCTTGCGAGTGCACGGGGCTCGATCGCGCGACGGCAATCGATCTCTTTCCAGCAGTCGAGGCGGGCCTGATGAGCACCTTGCAACAAGACACATAGACCCACGATTCACCCGATATCGGATTTCTTCTTCCCATGGCCGAACGCAACCTCTCCATCCGCTTGTCCGTGGTCGACGGCGGCAAGGTCAAAGCCGAGCTGTCCGAGATTGGTGAGAAGGGGGAGCGCTCGCTCAAGAAAATCGAGGCGGCTGCCACGCCAGCGTCTGGGGGCCTGAAACTGCTGTCCAGTGCCGCCAACGACGCCAAGTTCCAGCTGCAAGCTGCCACAGACCGGCTGGGTATGCTGGGTTCGGTCCTGGGCAAACTCGGCCCCGCCGGTCTGATGGCCGGCGCCAGCATTGCCGCCTTGGGTGTGGGGATCACTGCCCTGGTCATGCCGGTGGCCCGTGTGGGCGATGAGTTCTTCAAGCTCTCGCAAAAGACCGGTGTCTCGGTTGAAGCGCTCACGGCGCTCGAATACGCCGCCAAGCTCTCGGACGTCAGCACTGAAGGACTGACCAAGGGGCTGCAGCGCCTGTCTGTCGCGTTGTTTGACAGTCGCTTCGAGGGCGCCGAAGGCAGCAAGGCCTTGCAGGCGCTGGGTGTGGCGGCCACCGACGCCCATGGGCAGATCCGGCCAACCGAGCAGGTCTTGCTGGATCTGGCCGAGAAATTCGCCGACATGCCCGACGGCGCAGACAAGGCGGCCTTGGCCATCAAGCTCTTTGGCCGCGAAGGGTTGAACCTGATCCCCTTCCTCAACCAGGGGCGTGAAGGCATCACCGCGCTGATGGAAGAAGCCCAGCGCTTAGGGCTGGTGATGTCCGAAGACGTGGCACGCGCATCCGAAGTCTTCAACGACAACCTCACGCGCCTGTCGGCCATCTTCGAGGGCGTGCAGCGCCAGATCGGCGCGGCCGTCATTCCGGTGCTGGCCGACTTCACCGAGCAGGTGATCCTGGCGCAGACGGAGACGGGCAGTTTCAGCAACGAACTGCAGCGCATCACGGCCAACCGGGAGGCCACGCTCGCGTTTCTGGAGTCTGTCGCTTCCGGTCTGGCCTTCATCGCCGAGTCAGCGGTGCTCTTGAAGCGCGTGATCGCCCAGCCCTTTGACAGCCTGTCGGTAGTGGGCAAGGACATCGAGACCTGGTTCAAGACCGAACTGCTGACCTTCTACAAGAACTACGGGTTCGATGCACAGGCCATAG